ATGATCGCTCGACTGTCCCCAGGGATCACGGCTGGAGTTCCACGAGGAACGATGATCGACATGGTGACGTGGGGCTGTCCGTCTGGGACCTGATAGGGCGTCCCGAGGTTAACCGGGGAGTACCCCTGATCCATCAGAAGCTTGCCGGTCCACTCTTCGATCTCGCCCATGCGCTCGGGAGGCAATCCAAAGGCCTCCGGCCCCAGGACCCGAGTAGCCAGAACGTCGTGGTCTAGCGGCGCCATCATGCTGTCGACGTGACGGATCTGGGGCATGTCGTCGTGACCTGCTCGCAATGCCGACTGAACATCGATGTTGCCGTCGCGACTCATGAAGTAGTCGATCGACGCCATCTGCTCCGGCGATCGCTTCTTCTTATGAGCTTGCGTGTCTAGGTAGGCCTGGGCGTGAGCGTCTGACTTGAAGGTGGCCGGGTGAAAATTCTTCAGGATCTTGGTGACGAGCTTCCGAGCAAAGTCAGACAGCTTCCACTTGTCTCGGAAGCGCCCATGCTCGTCCCGTGGGTGCAACTGAGGCTCCCACTGGGCGAGCATTCCGGGCTGCGTCACGACTACTCCGCTACGTGAACAAACTTGGCGTTTTGCTGGATAGCTACCTCGGACTGGGCGTACTGCTCGGCGACTTTGGCCCGCTCGTCTTTGATTTCAGCAAGGTGCTCCCCCCGCTGCTTCTGAAGGAGGAACTGGCGCTCCTCGTTGATAGCGGCCCAGCGCTCCAGGCGCAGTGCCAGCTCGTCGGCATCACTCATGTTGTCGTCCGCTGGTACTTCAAGAGAAAACTCGGCATCCACGATTTCCTCCTCTCCCTGCTCAACAAGACCTACCCCAACTAGCGAGAAAGCAGATCCATCTTCCTCGCGATAGACCGGGAATCCAGGAGAGTTGACTGCCAATGCGGCAACCAGTTCGAAGTTCCCGCTGTACATTCTCCAGTCCCCCGACAGCGGGGACCGGCGGAGTTCGGCGACACGCTGAGGGGTGATCCCGTCGACCAGCTTGCCAGCCACCCAGATGCCGTGCTTGTCTTCGCCTACGTTGACATCAGCTGCCGCCCAACCAGAGTTGTCATAGTGGTCCCGGGCCGGCCGGATGCCATACCGCGGGTCGGCATGACCGGTACCAAGGGTGATCTTGCCGAGGCGCCGGGTACCTCCGTCGGCCAACCTGACCGTGGCGCCATTGCGGAACAGGGCGTAGTCGGTCTTGCTCTTGGGGGCCAGGACGCAGGAGTCTCCGATGCCCACGTGGCAGACCTTCCAGGTGGCTAGATGGCCGTATACCCGACCGTCTGGGTCTACCGTCAGGGGCGTGGGGCGGTCCAGCTTCGGATCGGCGAATGGCGAGGGAGCCGACCAGCCAGCACCCGCGGTCATAGAGTCTGCGATCTCTACTCCAAGCTTCTTGGCCGCCGCTTTGATCTTGTTCTTGATCGAGGCCAGCTGTTCCGCCGAGTAGGCGGACGCGTTGTCACCCTGGTTGATGTACGACCAGGCGGCACGAACATGCTCCGCCGTATCAATGGGATACCGCTTCTTCTTGTCGGCCTGGTAGCCGGGGTCGGCATAGGTGACGTCGCCATAAGGCTCCTTGGCTGCGAACTCTTCATCGCATCCACAGTCGATAGAGGCCTGCTGCCCCCGCCCCTGCTCAAATGGACTCTTCATGCTGTTGTCTCCGTACTCCTGAGCCATCCGGTTGTACATCTCGTTGATGGGCCCCACCATGGCCTGCTTCTCATGATCAGGGATATTGGGAAGGCCACCGTGAGCGCCGGATAGGAGAGCTGCCGCCGCGTAGACGGCGTGATAGATCAAGTGCAGCTCGCCATTGATAACGTCCCCCAGCGGAAGACGGAAGGAGTCTTGAGCCAGAGTGGGCCCTGCCTGGTCACCACGGCGCCACAGGAATGCTGAGGAGTACTTGTCCAGGGCGGGCGTACGGGACCCGATACCTGACCAGGCAGCAATGCGCTTCACTGCGTCATCGGCATCGAAGGTGTACTCACGAGGCGCCAGCGGCCAGTTCTTCCAGTGGCCAGGGTTGATGTCGAACGTCGTCATCAGGGGAAGGTCGTAACCGACCTCGACCTCCAGGCCAATAGAGGCCATGAGCGCCTGCTCCTCCTGCGAGTCCACGCTGAGGTGTGTCTCCTTGAAGGCTGGCATCGGGACCAGGGTCACCCCAATGACGTTGTACTCAGAGAACAAACCAGCCTTCTTGTCTGGCCGGCTCGGGTGAATGACAGCGTTCACTGTGAAGTCTCGGTCGAGGTCGACGCTGGGGCCGACCACCTTCTGCTGAACCATGTAGATGGCCTTCTTGGCTTCCGGGACCTGCTGGGGATCCAGGAATTCGCCCTCACACCAGTAGCCACCCGGACCGTCGTAGATCCGGTTGATCTTTCCTACGACTGGGGCGTTGTCGTGACCGCCGCTGGTGGCCCGGAACATCATCGGCATAGGGAGGTCGCGATGAGTCATCTTGCCGGCCTGGAAGATCCGACCGTCCCCGGTCGGGGTTTCCGTGGGAGCAATGAGCCCCCGGAATTTGACAGTCATGCGGCTACCTTCCGAATCTCCTGGCCACAGCGACAATTGATCACGTTGTCCGGAGACCCGACCGGGTCCCCCGGAAAAAGCAAGGGCTCGTCATCCACCAGGTAGGTGTTATGCAGCTCGCGCGTCTGGTTGTTGGCACGCTTGTGGGCATCCCGCTCGCGACCATCCATGTTGGTCTGCCATCTCTTGACGTATGACCCGCCGTCCTGCTTCTGTACGAGGAGTCCATGCGCCAAGAGTGAGGAGTTGTAGTGACGGTTGGTTTCGGTCTGTGCAATCACGCGGGCCCGGTTGTCCCAGTTCTCCGAACCCGTGTAGTTCAAGACATCGTCTACCCGAGCGGCGATCGCTTCCTTGCTCTGTCCTGCATTGGTTCCGGCCAGGATCTCCCGGACAACAAGCGCGTGGACCTCGTCTGGGATACCGACGAGGAGGTTGTGGGTCAGGGCCAGGTTCGCCTGTATGTACGGGTCGGCCGGCGAGTAGTTCCCCGGCAGATGAGCAGCGGCCCAACCCTCGCGGAGGGCTGGGGTCAGTGCATTCATGATGCGATCAACTTCCGCCTGCCAAACGGGAGCGGCGGAGTAGACAGCTGTTGGGTCTGGCGTTGTCCCGAACTTCTTAGTGGACGCCATGACTGCTTCGCGAGCCCGGCCGAGAAACCGCTTCAGTCCAGACTTCGCCGCCTCATAGACCGACTTCTCGGCATCGCGGCTAGCCACTGATCAGCCCAGTTCGCTGCAAGTGCGTCATCAGGGCCTGCGGCTCATGAGGATAGGACTGAAGCAGCATGGTCGTGCAGTAACTGGCCAGACTGGATCGCAGTGTCTCGGAGTCGACGCCAGAACCTAGGACCTCGACCATGGCGGCTAGCTGGTCCCAGGCGCCAGCCAGGAGCTTATTGGCATGGGCCGCATCGAAGACCTTGATGCGGGTGTGAAGATCGAAGTGGGGGACATCCGGGAACTGGTTGCGGTTGCTGCGGTCCAATAGTCGCTTGCCGGCCAGCTCCAAGGCCCGGCGCACAGTCGCCTCGGCCAGGACGACGAGCGCCATCTGGTTGACCCCGATGGAAGCGGTCACAGCTCCACCAGGAGCAGGACCGGTCGGGGGCGCTCCAACCTGTCCCAAGGTGTCTGGGATCGGCGGGGGAAGCTCCGACTGGATCCCAGTGGGCGGAGCCGGTGGTGGAGGAGCACCAGCCCCGCCCATGCCCCCACCAGGAGTCGGCACCACCATCGAGGACTGGGGGACCATTTCCTCGGTAATGCCTGCCAGCTCACGAATGGACTGGTTCTGGAGCAACTGGGGGTCGCGGAGAATCACTTCCCGGATGTAGACCTGAGCCGACTCTTCCGGGGTCTGGGCGTCGCTGTCCTTGAAGAAGCCGGCCTCCCGCACCGCGGCCGGACCGATGATGTCCTTCTCGTAGAGGTTCAGTGCGTCCTGGAGGCGCTGGGGCCGAACGGCCAGACCCGAGGTGTCGTAGGCGAAGGTGTACCGGGCCGGGTCCTTGCCCATCAGCTTCAGGGCCGGTTGCAGGTACGCCTTGGTGAGGGCGTCGCAGATCCGGTTCATCAGCGGTTCGATGTGGACCTTGATGCCGTAGCCGTCGATGAGCCAACCAGACCAGTGATTGGCTTCGCCCATGCCAGAGAGCGCCTCGGCAGGCATGTCCATGCCTAAGCCCAGCCGACGGATTGCCTCAGCCCGTAGCTCCAACGCCTGCTTAGACAGCTCACTGGCAAAACTGATGAGCTTGAAACCGCGCTCGACATCCTCCGGGGCGGCCTCGATGATGTGCGGCAGGACTCCCATGGCGGAGCCCTCGCCCTTGAGAGAGGCAGCTCCAGCCGTCGCCAGTCGGATCATCAGGGAGTCGCCGGCTGAGTTGTTGTTGTCATCGTCGGGGAAGTCGAGGTTATTGGGGATGATCAGCAGCCCAGCCCCAACGAGACGGCTATCGATCTGGCTGAAGACGTATTTGGTCAGCTGCTCCAGCTCACGGAGCACCGGTTGACATGAGCGGGCCGGTGAATCAGCGCACCAGATCCGCTGAGGGTGCGGCGTCCAGACTCGGGTAATCATCATCTTGGACAGGTCAAGTCGCATCGGTGCGTTCTTGTCGCCCCAAGCCCAGTCCCAGGTGCCGTTTCGCCCGCGGATACGGCGGACTTCGGAAGAAGAAAGGATGTACCACTCGTCGTTAGTGCCCGAGGAATCTCCTAAGACGTAGCCCTCGCCGGCCACGGTCAGGTTGATACCCATGGCACGCAGGGATTCTCGCTTCGACGAGGGACCGCCGAGCAGAGTGTCACTCAGGGCCTGGATCTTGGCTTCGCCGGTCTCCTGCTGTACTCGACCGAGCTTGTCCACATCGGCTACATAGATGCGAACCTGGGAGCAGCAGTTGCCAACCCACCGGGCGGCGTAGCCGAATTCCGGAACGATGTCGTACAGCCGCCATAGTTCACGCTGCCAGCTCTCGTCACGGAAGCGATAGGTGTTGTAGCTGGTGTCATCAAAAGTGACTTTGATGGCTGAGGCCACAAGAGATCGCACCGGACCGCGGACAGTGGGCGTCGGGTCGACAAGCGCCACTTCCTTGCGTCCGAATCCCATTAGCTACTGCCCTCCAGGCGATTGAGCAGACCGACCAGCTGGGACATGGCAAACCAGGCTGGCAGTCCTAGCCACCACAAATGCAAGGGAAGAGTTCCGACCGTCCACAGTGCAGCAGCAAAGATGCCGTACCAAAGACTGGAGCACCAGACGCAATGGACGAGATAGGAGGGCATGGAGGACTCGCCCCACCGATTCACCACCCATCGGCGAAAGCCCAAGAAGAAACGATCCTGAGTCGTCAACCTAGTCGCGCGAGCGAGCGCTAACGTGACCAGGACGAAAACGCCCAAGCTGAACATGAGTACAGAATAGGGCTAAGGGGCGGTTACGAGTGCATCAGCCAACAGGATAGAATCTACCGGTTCAAAACGCCCGTATGTACGGGTGTGATCGTTCCGTGGTTCTATGGGGGCATGAACCTGCACTGGTTGAAAGAGCGCAAGCGGGCCGCGGTCGCCCTGGGCGTAGGCATCATGGCCGGCGGCCTGATGATGGCGATGCTCCCGGCTCAAGCCGCACCCACCTCTGTTCAGGTACCAGATGGATCATTCAGCCTGGCCTGCACAGTGACCGGCAGTCAGGTGGCGTGTACAGGGACGCTGCCCACTGAGGCCCCCACGACGCCGCCTACGACGACACCCCCCGCCACCACCGTGCCGCCTACCACCGTTCCACCGACGACCACGCCGCCACCCACGACAACCCCTTCGCGGCTCAACAACTGCCTGCCGAACCCGAGCTTGTGCGGCTTCCCGGATGGGACCAACAGTGGCGTACCGGCCGGCACCCCGTTGACCGTGGTGAACGGGAACGTCTCGTTGAATACCGCAGGCGCCACCTACGCCAACCGCGAGGTACACGGCTGCCTGGAGGTCCACGCCGCCAACGTGACGATCGTGAACACCAAGATCCTGGCCAACGGATGCTTCTACGGAGTCCGGAACTTCTCTACCGGCCTGATCGTCCGGTCCTCAGAGATCACCTGCGGTGACACTGCGGGTACCGGCATCACCATGGCCAACTACGCACTGTTCCGGGTGAACATCCATGGTTGCGAAAACGGACTCAACATCTCCGACGTAGGCAACGTGGTCATGCAGGACTCCTGGGTCCATGACCTGTTCTTCGGGCCGGGAGCCCATACCGACGGCGCTCAATTCGGCCAGGGCGCCTCGACGATCACGTTCAACCACAACACGATCGATACTCTCAAGGCCGGCAACTCGGCCATCATCATGTGGGACGAGGGCGACCCTCAGAACACGAATGTCAGCCTCACCACCAACCTTTTCAACGGTGGCGGCTTCACGCTGTACTGCCCCCGACAGAACTCGACTGGCGTGAAGATCCTCAACAACCGTTTCGGAGACGGCTTCACCTACGACTACGCCAACGGCTGCACTCCTGGCCATGTGGCCAGTTGGGCGGGTAACGTGCGCGACCTCAACGGAGCGACCCTAGCCGCCAAGTGACCGGTGGGGGTCCCAGGGAAGACGCCGTAAGGTGCTGGGGCCCC